CAACAAGAGGTCCCATATTAAGATAGATTGAGTCAGTGTCAGATGCGATGACATAATCGACTTCCTCTGTTTGCAAAATCTTATTTAGAAATCCGTTCATCTTATTCTCAATCCAACGGATAGAAACCTGACCCGAGAGAGTGATTGCTTCTGCGTTTGCTAGTTTGTAATATCTAAAATACTGATTGCCGATAGCACCATAAGCAGAGTTGAGTTGGATCTTACGTGCCATCTGAATGTTATTACATCTGGCAATCTCTTTTTCTAACTCTTTAGTTTTCTTCTTCTCATACTCTTGCTTTGCAGCAAGCATCTTCTTTTTATAGATGGTGCGATCCTTATAGATCTTTTCCATCAATTCTGGAAGAAACCCACGAACATCCTTACGGTACATTGCACCATTGGCACATACCGCATTATCCTTATAAAACTCAAACTCAATATCTTGGTTTAAGATTTTTTCAACAGTCGCGCTGGGATGTCTTTCCTCAAGTAATGTCTCTGGCGAGATGTTGTACTGCATAATAAGGTGAGGGTAGAGACTATTAAGGTCAAAAGACACAACCCAATCATACTTTCCAGGAATCGGTTCCTTGACATAAGCGCCTGCGTATTTAGAATCTTTGTCAGAACGTTCTTTGGGCGGAATTACAATATTCCTTTTCTTTAGATAGTTGTAAATAATTGCATCCCACATACGAACCTGAAAAAACACATCCGTATAATTTACCTTAGCATCATATGCCATGGTAATTGCAAGTTCGATAAGTTTCATCTTGTCTTCCATACGGTCAACAAGTTCCACGTCAATGATGTTGTATTCCACAAACTTTTGCCACCCTTTAGTATAGAAGTCTTTGAAAGTATCAAACTCAGAGTGATCTAGTTTCTTCTGCCCAAGTTCTACACTCGCAATATAATCCAGACGATAGGATTCCTGCGCTTTATAAGTGAACTTCTTATAAAGATTTAGGTAATCAAGTTGTGTAACACCACCAACATCATAAGAAATGTGTTTTCTTCCAGCAATAAAAGTTTCCCGTTCTGTCACTAGACCCCAAGGTGACATGCGCTTCATTAACTTCTCGCCCAGAATGCGATCAATACGACGAACAAGATATGGAATATCATACAGTTCACTATTCCACCCAGTGATAACTTCTGGGGTATTTTCCTCAATCATCCACCAACTAATAAAGTCATTCAGAAGTTCATATTCTGTTCTGAATCCTTTATAGATAACATTCTTCTGCTTATTATTAAAAGATCCACGACCCCAGGTACGGATCTGTTTAGTTGCATAGTCTTGAATGGTAATCAACAAAACTTCTTCTGCAGCAGACTCTACATCAGGAAATCCATTCTCTGATGCAACCTCAATATCAAGGGTGGCAATCTTAATCTTACTAGTATCAAACTTAATCTCTTCTTCGGGATACATCTCAGAAATATACTGATAGATGTATCGATCATTGCCATAGATCTTGAAGTTTTCTACACCATCATACTTCTTGATAAAGTCTCTACAGTCACGAACAGTGCCCGGTTCTACAGATTCAACATACTCACCCTCTAGGGTCTTGTATTTTGTTTCCTTATTAGAAGGAACAAATAATGTTGGATAAAACTTTTCTCTGGTTGCAAAGTGCTTCCCATTCTCATAACCCCTCACCAGAAAGTGATCCCCGACCATCTGAACATTGGTGTAAAATCTCATTATGCAGTCTCTGGTGTCGAATGTGAGTTTCGTATTTTTCAGTATGTATTATAGCATCCTTTTCCCAAAACTGCTCATAGGCAGTAATAAACATTGAAAAGTAATGCCAATGATTTTTAGGGATATACTGTGGTGAAAGGCAGATGAAAATATGATTGAAATCATAATCTTCAAATACGTAATCTTCTCTCTCCAAATTTTGATAGTTTCCAATCAATTCTTGATTGTATCGATTCCTCAATTTATTTCCACTATTTTTATTACCAATCCAAGTAAAAGAATTTAATTTATCTTTACTCATTAACCATGCACCCCAGTTTCCCTCATGAACTCGGTCGTGTCTTACTATTTCATAGTATTCTTTTTTTAAAGCCTCATCATATGGCATGTCTAGAGAATAGTCTCCACCAAAGACATCATCATGATGATCTATATTGATCAAATCAATATTAGTAAAACCATCTATACTAAAAAGTATAGAATCATGTTCATATCCAAAAGAAACACTATCACAATTTTTTAATGCCTTTAAAAAAGTTTTATAACAATATAAAAGATTTGCTTGATTGATTTCAAAATGACTCTCTTTAAAAGAAACATTATCAAATAACTGTTCCCATCTCAAAGATGCATTATCATTAAAATGAATACCATTATACACTTCTATAGATGGTTCCATTATGTAATCTAAATCAATGCTTAAAACTTTCATACTTATCAACTAAATTTTTTTTCGGTTCTGCGATTGTAAGTATCTTATCAGAATGAATCATAAATTCTTCTTGATCAGTATATTCACCAAACCAACTAACTAAATTTTCACCGTCTATTAAGAGTGGTTTATTTAATCTACAGTCAGGTTCACCCAACTCAGATCCAACTTCATCAATCTGCGATAAAAGAATCTGTTTGTTTGTTAATACTATTAGTTTCAGATTTGTCATTTCTTTCCAAATACATCGTTTTAATTTCGTCTATTGGTTCAACCACAGTGACAATCCAATCTGGTCTTACCGGAACTTGTTTATCTTTTGAGAAAACAATCCAAGGGATCAAAGATAATTGAACATCATTGTGACCGCCAGAATCTTCAGTAAGAACTATTTGATCAATATATTCAATTCTATGAGGATCTTCAAAAAGATATCCAACAATAGTTTCTTCAGAGATAAGTTCTTTAATGTCAGCAATGACATTTTCCCCAGATTTCAATAAAGCAATTTTTACACTCATTGTAGTTCCAATCCTATTATAATTATAACAATAAAAAAGGGAGGTGTCAACTGGTTTTTGCCAGTTACCTCCCGTGGCATTGCGCCGACGATATTCAGTTTTATTTATTTAGGATGTATCAGGGTAGAACGGCGGCGAGCGTTCCCCCAAAGAAAAGAGTCATTGCTGTTCCCAGTGTTAAGGTGGCGGTTGTGAAATTCATCGTCTCCTCCATAGGTCTGAATTATATAGTCATTATGTATCATAGTGATACAAAAGTCTGTAACCACCACTACTGATTTCTACTCAATTGTATTGATTTAAAGATAATCTTTACGTTGATGGTGTTCTGGAACAATCTTACCCAGTTCAACAACTAAGAGCCCATCCTCAAATTCAACTGATCTAACTTCCGTTTCATCTGATAAGGTCCATGCTCGTGTGAAAGATCGTTGAGCCATTCCTCTGTGGAGATACTCTGTTCCAGATTCTTTATCTTCTTTTTGTCCTTCAACAAAAAGTTTTCCGTCTTGAGTGTAGACATTGACTTCTGCCTTTTTAAATCCTGCTAGTGCAATTTCAAGTCTTGACTCTACGTTGCTGACTTGAACCAAATTATATGGAGGATAATTCGATGTGGTTTCGTGGAGTTTAAACACACGATCGAAGTATTCGTCGAGACCAATACTGTTTCTATTTATACGGTCTAGCAGGGCAGGAAGATCCGCTGCGGTATAACGCATGAGATTTGTCATTTTTCTTAGCTCCTTGTAAAAGCGAGTTTGTGTTGTGTGAACCCTTACGGCATCCACTACTAATTATACAAGAAAGCATAAAAAAGGGAGTGTTGAACTCCCTACAAAATCATTCGGTTTCTTCTACACGCTTCTTCTTGGAACCAATATTGTATTTGGTTTCCAGGATCCAATCACCTTTGTCCTTATAAGCAAGAACTTTGATTTGGTTGAGTGGAGCAATATCTTGGATCTTAGTGACATCCACAATACCAATCAAACCCCAGTCAGCAAGCAACTGAGCAATGCGATTACGTCGTTGAACATCGTTTTGTGTCAGATTTGCATGTTTACCATCTAATGCAAAAAGTTCTTTAAAATGAACTAAAAAATATCTACCTTGCTTGTGTAGAATATGACAACTCTGATAGATCTTTTTCTCCTTTCTGGATGCAACTCCGATTCTTGTAAGTGTTTCACGCACTTTCAAGAAATCATCAGGTTCACTCAGAACCACTTCTACCATTTGGTCCGGAGACCATTTCACCTCAGGTTCACGAACTACGCTCATTTTTTCCTCCAGTATCAAATTTTGATTTAATAAAATTAAGTTGTTCTTTTGTGAGAATCTTCAAAGCTTGCTTTGCCTTCTCATTACTATAACCATAATAACGTTTGACATAATCAAGATCTTTGATTTTATCTTGTCGGATCCAGGGAGAAAATCTCTTCTTTTTCCTCACAATATTTATAAAAAAATCATATTGGAGTTTCTTTGGAAGAAAGTGATACTTATTCATTTCATTGGCAAACATCAAAGTATCAATGTGCCCTGAGAAACAACGGTTGATAATATAGGGAGGATATTCCTTCTCAAGTGAAGGATCTTCTTCAATCAGATGATTCTTCGTTTGATTGATACTGTTCAACCAATCCTTCAATTCCATAATTAAAAAGTAGTAGTTCTTTGCGTTTCTTTTGCTCTCGCATATATTCACCAACTGATCTCATTGTATAAGTAAGATCAAACTCGGCAGCACTCCAGTCAGTGAAACGGTCTTTGACTAACTGATCTGAGTTATAACTAATCAACTGATCAAGACTACAAGCAGAGCAGTCAGCAGCAAACTTATCGTGATCAAATCCTTTGTGCATTGATCCTTTACGCCCATAGAGGTTATCCTTAATAT